TCCGAGGAAGGTTCCAAAATCCCTTCCTCCGTTAGACGACAAGACACCGGGGACGTTCTCCCATACCAGCCACTCGGGGCGATAGCGTTTAGCAATTGCGCCGTAGGTAAGCATGAGGTTGCCACGCGGGTCTGCCAGTCCTTTTCGCAGTCCTGCGACGCTAAAGGATTGGCAAGGGGTTCCTCCCACAAGAAGGTTGATTGGTTCATTAGGCCATGCCTCGTATTGGGTCATGTCCCCATAATTGGGAACGGTGGGGTAATGGTGTTTCAGTACGGCAGACGGGAAAGGCTCTATCTCGCTGTACCATGCGGCTTGCCATCCCAACGGATGCCACGCCACGGTAGCCGCCTCTACGCCGCTGCATACGCTTCCGTAAATCACCTGGGACGGGCCACCTTGCCCGCCTCGTACTGCCAGCGTCTTGCGTCAGGGACTTTGCCTGCCTTAACCCATTGCTGTACCGCGGCTCGGGTAACCCCAAAAGCCTTGGCAACAGCATATTGGGAGCCGTATTGCTTGATTAGTTGTTGCGGTTTCATGGGAGGGGAGGATAGGGGGGTTGACATGGCCTGTCAAGGTAACTATCCTATGCCTCGTTGACAAACACAACGGAGCAATAGAAATGCCTACCTTTGAAACCAAAATCTACGCCCTGGGCGTCTACTGGCAAGCCGAGATTGAATACAGTTTTGACGCAAACATTGACGTCACTGACGTATGGCTGCTTGGCTGCTATCCCGAGGGTTGTGAGGCGACACGCGCCGTTGATCGCAACGACTACGACCCGTACCGCGTTCGCGCCGACATTGGCTATTTTTCGCCAGCCGAATACGAAGAAATTTTGCGCCGTTGCGAACTTGACTTCGCCAAACAATGCGCCGCTGCCGAGGAGGCGATGTATGAATAAGCAGCAATCGCTGTGGCTGGTAGTCGTCCTGCTCATCATCCTCTACGGCATCGCGTGCATTGTAGAACCTTGTGACGGCCACAGTTGTGACGCGGAGGTGGTCGATGGACGCTGAACCGTGGGGTAACGATGACGCCTCTTGGTGGCACCAGTTGGACTTGGAAATGCAGGAACGCGAGGAAGAAGAACGCATTGACGCCTGCAACCGCGCATTGACCGAACTGAAGGAACACAATTATGAGTGAATTGCTGAAGATTAACGTTAACGGCCACACCGAACGCAAAGGCAACCTAACGTACCTTTCATGGGCGTGGGCATGGGCCGAGGTGTTGAAGATTGACCCGGCTGCCCGTTACACGGTGCATGAGTGGGCCGACATGCCGGTGTGCTACCTGCGCAACGGCACCGCGATGGTCAAGGTCAGCGTTGAAATCAAGGGCGACATCAAGACTTGCCTGCTGCCGGTGATGGACAACCGTAACCGCAGCATTGCTGACCCCGACTCGTTTGCGGTCAACACCGCGATCATGCGCTGCTTGACCAAGTGCATCGCCCTTTTTGGGTTGGGGCTGTACATATTTGCCGGTGAGGATTTGCCCGAGGGGGGCGAGAAGCCCGAACCAGACCCCGAGGTGCTGGCACAGATTTCAGCGTGCGCTGACGTTGCCGCCCTGACCGCGCTATTCAAGTCGCTGCCGGTGGATGCGCGTGGGCTGCACATGGACGCTTTCACCACCCGCAAAAAGGAACTGGCGTGATGGAACAGCGTACTGACGATTGGTACACAGCCCGGCTCGGCAAAGTCACAGCCTCCCGCGTGGCTGACGTGATCGCCAAGACCAAGACCGGCTACAGCGCGTCACGCGACAACTACATGGCTGACTTGATCGTGGAGCGGCTGACCGGCCAAAAGGCCAGCACGTTCACGAACGCGGCAATGGAGCGTGGCGTAGAGCAAGAGCCACACGCTAGGGCCGAATACAGCGCCCGTACGGGCGAGTTGGTCGAGCAGGTGGGGTTCATTGACCATCCATCCATACCGATGGCTGGGGCGTCCCCAGACGGTTTGGTGGCCGAGGGGTTGGTGGAGTTTAAGTGCCCCAACACGTCCACCCACCTTGACACGTTGTTGGCCGACGACGTGCCAGCCAAGTACGTCACCCAAATGCAGTGGCAAATGGCTTGCACCGGGCGACCGTGGTGCGATTTTGTTTCGTTTGATGATCGGCTGCCAGCGCATCTGCAGATGTTTGTTAAGCGCGTGCAGCGTGACGACAAGCGCATCGCGGAACTGGAAGCCGAGGTTTGTAAATTTTTGGCTGAAGTTGACGAGAAAGTAACCAAACTACAGGAGTTAGACCGTGAATGAAGGTAACTACGACCCGAACATGAAGGGCGTGCTGTTCAAGAATGACAAGCAAGGCAACGACAAGCGCCCCGACTATCGCGGGTCATGCGTGATTGACAACGTGGACATGAACATTTCGGCGTGGATCAAGGCGAGCAAAAAAACCGGTGACAAGTTCATGTCGTTGAAGTTTGAGGCCAAGCGTGCAGCGCCGCCTAAGCCGAAAGCCGCCCCCACCATGACCGAGGGAAATTGGGATGACCTTGACACCCCCTTTTGAATGGCCCGTCTTTATCGGCTACGACACCCGTGAGGATATTGCCTATCGCGTTGCGCGGCGCTCGCTTGAGCGTCACGCACGCAACCCCCTGTACGTCCAGCCGATAGAGCAACGCTATCTGAGAGCGACCGGGGTGTTTTGGCGGCCCGATGGCCTCAACCGAGTTTAGTTTTACCCGGTTTTTGGTGCCGTATTTGTGCGACTTTGAGGGTTGGGCGATCTTTTTTGACTGCGATTTTTTGGTTCGCGGCGATCTGACGCAACTTGGCAAGTACATTGATGACAGCAAAGCAGTGTTTTGCGTACACCACGACTACCGCCCGCCCGAAACGGTCAAAATGGACGGCAAGGCGCAGCATCAGTACCCACGCAAAAATTGGTCGTCATTTATGCTCATCAACTGCGGCCATCCATCATCACGCAAGTTGACACCAGAACTTGTCAGCACCGCAAGCGGCAAGTATCTGCACCAGTTTGAGTGGTGCGCCGATAGCGAGATTGGAGAACTGCCGATGACGTACAACTACCTTGAGGGCTGGCACACGAAAGAGCAGGAACCCAACCCGGTGTGCGTACACATGACCCGTGGCGGCCCGTGGTTTGTTGGCTACCAAGACGTTGAGTACGCCGATGAGTGGCGGGCCTACACTTGAAGCGCATATTTCCAACTGGCACGCCTGTCGAGCAGGTGCTGAAGGCTGTGGAGGTCATGTACCGCAGCCTCCCGCAGAAACCCTTTGCGGTGACCGTGGAGGTATGGAAGAAGCCGCGCACCAACCAGCAAAACGCTTACTTGTGGGGCGTTGTTTACCCCGCCGTTATTGAGGGCGGTGGGGAGGCGCTAGGCGGTTGGACGCGGGATGATTTACACGACTATTTTCTGGGCGAGTGCTTTGGCTGGGAGACGTTGGAAGGCTTTGGGCGTAAGCGACTGCGGCCGCTCAAGCGATCCTCCACGCTGAACAAACAAGAATTCACCGACTACCTGATGTTCATAGAAGCCAAGTGCGCCGAAATGGGCATCGTGATACCACAACCTTACGAGGGCGAAACATGACACAGACAGAAATGCTTTTCGGCTCCACACTTGGTCAAATCTTGCGCGATGAAGGCATGGCGCAGGTGCAGGACAATGCGGGCGAGTGGCGTGATTTGACACGCCAGCGTGCCGATGAATGGATTAACTCTATGCCAGCGGGCACGGTATTTACGGGCGAGGATATACGCCTTGACCTGCAGGACGCAGGGTTGGAAGAACCGCACCACCCGAACGCATGGAGCGCCGTAATTGGCGGGCGTATCCGCGTGTGGCTGCGGACTAACCGCATCCAGATGGACGGCTGGAAAACGGGCGCTGACCCCAAGGCGCACGCCCGTCGCATGATTGCGTACCGGGTCGTATGAGTCTGCGCAAAGAGGCCAAGGGGCGTGGTTGCATGGTGAGACTGCCCAACATCTGCAACTTCA